CACGAATACCCCGGGTTCCTTTTTCAAACACTAGATCTTCCAAGTGTTCAATTCTGGCATCCTTTGCACCTTCAACAATCACTTGCATGCCTTGATTCACTATGCGATCACGCAGGCGAGCTAGAAAATCCACTTCTGTGTATTCTTTATACAGTGGTTCATCGCTTTCCATAAAAGGCACACCCTTCTTGGCAAAATGTTCTCTAGCATCTGCCAGTTTGGCATCACGCTTGGGATCATTGGCCAGCGCAGCTACAATAGTTTCTACACTGTGTAAATCTGCTCGGGTTGCTCGTTTGTTCAGCAACAGCTTGGCAATTTTATCAGGATCATCCGAGATGATTGCATTGGTTGCACGATCAGCAATGCCAGAAGTTTGATTCAGTTTGTAACCCAGACTTTTGGCCATGCTGTTGATCAATACATTACGGTCAGATCCGCCATACTTGCTGTCAGCTGCGGCTGTTAGTACAAACTTGGAGAATGGTATATTGGTCAAAAACATAAAGTCAGTTTGCACATAACCCAATGTGGGTCTTCCATTGATAGGAGTTTTAAAATGTACAGAGACTCCGGATTTTTTCACATAATCTTCTGGTTTAAGACCATGGCTGGCTGCCCACTGACTCAGTCTTGTAACCAGTTGATCTTTGCTGACAGCATTGGCATCCACTGCTATATCCAAGTCGCCTGATGTGGGCTTCAATCCAGTTGATCCCAGTTTGTTGTTTTGAAAATCCATACCAGGCAACATCATTTCAAGCCAGGCCAAAGTAGAAGCAACATCTGTTTGATTGATGCGTTGGGTTAGAATGCGCCCATGCTGATCTTTAAAAACATTTCCGCCTTCTTTTAATATCATTTTACTTTGAATCCCAGTGTTCTCAGCAGATTATCAACTGTGCCATTACCAGTTCTGTTTACGGTGTTGGTTCCGCTGGCTTGTTGTAATGCAGTTCCGAGTTTGGTTAGTACTAAATTATCAACCCCATTCAAGTTGAACAGGCCTTGCACATCTGCTGTAGAAAGAAATTCTGTGGGGGCGGGCGCAGCGGCCGGAGCAGCACCATCAGCTGGTGCAACATCGCCGGCTGGCGTAGGTCCAACACCTGCTTTATTTTTTGACATTATCAACTGTGCGCCAGCCATTGCTATCAATATATAATCAGCGGCTGCTTTTGTTACATCTTGCCCGGCTTCATATGCTGCTAAAACTTTAGCTTTTGCATTGTCAAGTTCGGCTTTTAATCCTGATTGATATATAATTTGGTTCAACCCAATCATTTGATAGGTGCTGGCATCTCTAATGGCAGTTTTTTGATTTACATATGCTAAAAAATCTTTGAGATATTTTGCGGTTGCCGGGTTACCAGGTGGTGTTGCAGCGGCTGGTGTTGCAGCGGCTGGTGTTGCAGCGGCGTATCCTATTGGGTTTGTCGGAGTTGGATTTGTTCCTGTCCCGGGCACCGCAGGCTGCCCGGGCATGCCCGGCATTTTCATTATATTGGTAGCATTGAATCCCGGAGGTGCACCGGGTTTAGGTGGCGTTGCTGCAGGTGTCGCAGTAGGTGTTGCTGCGGCTTGCTGTTTTGCTTGTATCTGTTGCTGTATTGCGGGTGGCAAGTCTGACAATGAAGTCATTGTTTTACCATCTAAATTTGCCGCACCAGTTTTTTTATTGTATGTGCCTACTGCTTCGGGCAGTGGTGTTGCGCCAGCTGCTGGTGCAGCAGCCGGGGCCTTTGTTGGTGCTTGTGCTGCCCAGCCTGTGGCCAGTTGCGCAGCAACTCTCTGCATGTCCTTGTTTTTTCTTACTGCGGCCAACTTGGTAGCAGGATCAATAATTCCGGCGCTTTTTGCTGGCGCATTAGGAGTAGTGACGCCAGTGGCCTTTCCAAGAGCCGTTGCTCCTGCTGCACTGATGCCTTTCAATGTGTCAAAGATGCCTTCGTTTGTGCGGCGGCGGCTCAGTTCATGAATTTGCATCAGTTTTTCTCACAGTTCTAGTAAACTTTCCTGGGTCGCGTAGGTTGATGGCATTGAGCAATTTGCGTTGCAAATTTTTAGCAGCTTCAGGTTCGTACGTGGAATCAATCTGCTCTAATAGGCGTATTGCACTGGCTATGATGTTACCGGCACGGTTTTCAATCACATGGCGGTTATCGCGCTCAATGTACATTGAATCGAGTTCTTCTAATAAACTTCTAGTTTTCTTTTGCATCTTGGTCCTGGCGCCTTTGTGTTATTTATTCTATTGTAGCATGTTTAATAGTTAAATACAATATGGACACATTTTGCGTTTTACCCTGGGTAGGAAGAGAAATAAATTGGGATTCTGATGAAACTCATTGTTGTTTACTACCTAAAAACTACAACATTGCTCAAATCAAGTCGGATTTATTAGCAGGAATTAAAACTTCAGCATGTCAAAAATGTTGGAATCTTGAAGAATACGGACTCAAAAGTGATCGTCAGGTAAAAAATAGTGCGTTGGATTTTTACTGGGATCGTGATTTAGAGTCAATAAAAACTGATGCGGTAGAAGAAAATTTGGACCGTATTTTAATGCTGAAATTAATTACTAGCTATACTTGTAACGCAACTTGTGTAAGCTGTAATTCTACTGCTAGCAGTAGTTGGGCACAGTTAGACCATCAGTCTAATTCATCAATTCCTTTAGGAAAATACAAGTTTGTTGACCTAGATAATGTAAAAACAAAAGTCAATTTTAAAGAACTTAAAATGTTGAGCCTTATTGGCGGCGAGCCGCTGTACGAAAAGAAAAACTTTGATTTACTAGAACACATCATTGAGCTAGGTAATAACACTGTATTTTTGAGTATGGTCACAAACGGCAGCGTAGAATTAACTACCAGGCAAAAACAAGTTTTATCAAAATTTAAAAATATTAATTTTTCTGTCAGTATTGATGGTATAGAGTCAGTGTTTGAGTATTTGAGATTTCCATTGAAATGGCCGGTACTTAGTAGTAATTTAGATTTTTTTAGAGAAATTTCTGACAATGTTAGTTCAAATTATACCCTTAGTAATTTGAACATTTTATATCATAATCAAACTACAAATTGGTTTAAAAAAAATAATATAGTATATTCTGTAAATCCAATTTATAATCCAAGTTGGTTACAGCCGCGGGCACTGCCAGGATCAATTAAAAAAGTTCTAAAACAACAATTATCTGCAACTGATTATAATACTTTTATTGGGCCAATACACACAGATCAAGACCAACAAAATTTTCAAACAATGCTTGAGCAAACCAGGATACAAGATGTTAATAAAAAAATAAAAATGGAAGATTATTTGCCAGAGTTATATAATATGTTGACTTAATTGATGTAATGATTTTCTCCAATTAGTTGATCTAAATTATCTAGGTAATCGACCCAATTGTCTGGAGTAGTAGAAATTGTAGCTAATGAATTTATAATCGGTAATACTACATTACAATCGTTGAATTTGTTTAAATAATCCAATGCTTTACTTTGCAATTCTTTATTTAGATAATTGTCATTAACAAAATCTACCACATGATATTGCTCGGGGCTAGATTGCTAATAACAACACATGGATACAACTGCGTGTGTTTGATTTAACTTTTCAATATACAATCCTTGATTATATAACGGGCAATAAAAATTAGACATTCTTAATTTGTCCAAGCAACTGTTTTAGTTTAGCACTTTGCACATCCGCTGTGATCTTGCTTATTTCGCCTGTGTCACTGTCAATCTTTTCTGTTGGATTGTTGATGCGACTTTGCGGCTTGATACTTTCATAAATGCTGGGCTTTTTAAATGATCCACTGCTGTTGTCATCGTCTCCGCCGTTGTCTGTAATACGCATGGTGTCGATATTGTATTCCAAATCAACCTTTTGTCCAACACCTGTACTGCTACGACTTTTCATACACTGGATCTGATACTTGCCGCGTTCTTTCATGGCACGACTTGTAAAGATACCAAACACATTGTCTGCTGTGTTAATTTTACTGATACCACCTGAAATGTGACTGTGATCAAATTCAATTTCTTCCACAGCACTTCGATTCAATTGCGATGCAGTTACAAACAACACATTCAATTCTTTGGCTAGGTTGCGTAATTCTTCACTCACATACTTATCTTTGACAAACAGGTCATTGGGACTGACTTTGGCGCTTACTGGCATCAGCAGGTCCAGATAATCACACATGATAAAATCCACTCGGATGCCAGTTTGAATCTGTACTTCTTTGATGTAACTTCTAATATCGTTGATGTTGCTTTGTGCTGGCAATGCCTTGACACGGTATTGTCCAAACTTCTTACCAGTCATTTTGACTTTTAATGTTGCTGTATCAATGTCCTTGCGAATGTCCTTGGTGCTCATGTTGGTCAACATTGCATCAGTTCGTAAACTTGTAAGTTCTTCACTCAGTTCAAGACTGATATACA